ATGAGCCTCAAAGCCACGCTAGCCGTAGGTTGGTTCTCCCTGACGCTAGTCGCCCTGGGCGGCTGCACCACCACTCAGGAAATCAAGCGTCCTGATGGCAGCGTCGAATACCTCATTGCGTGCGGTGCCAGTCTCGGTTGGAACATTTGCTACGACGAGGCGAATAAGGTCTGCCCCACTGGCTACAAAACTCTCGCCGAGGATGCCGGGTTCAACCGCAAGGAACTACGAATCTCTTGTCCTAGTGCCCGCAAACCCTCCTCATGAATGAGCGTTCGCGCTCTAACAGCGTGTTATTGACCGACATGTTAGGCTTGCGGCTACGCCGCGTTGCGGACATGGTCAGAACGAGTCTGAGCCATTACAGATCACCAACTAAACAACGAGCCATCGTCTGCAAGTAGCAAATCGTTGCTCGTGTCACGCTTGGCCTTTGCCGTGACCTTAGCAGTCGCTGCACGACGTTCCGCGTGCAGCCAGTCATAACGATCCCTATAGACTTTCTTCTTGGCGATGTGATCCCATTGCAAGCTGCGGATTACGTATGTCATTACATGATAGCGTTCGCCTACAACTAGCGCAGTCGTATCGAAACTGCTCTCCGCTGGTATCTTCCACTTCTCAGATTGACCATTCCCTGTCAGGTCATAGAAAACCGTCTTGTTAGTGATCTTGGTGATCATGATGTCCAGATTGCGTGCTTTCAGTTCAGTCTTCATTTTCCTTTCTCCAGTTAAACGAGCCTTATGTCTCGCGTACATGGTATTTACAAGGAACCTTCGATTCTGACGAAATAGCGCGAAAGAACTGTCAATCTGGTTCGTTGTGTGTTGGCACTTCGTCAATCTTCGCTTGATGGGCCGTAAACCTGAATGCCTAATAGCGTTACTGCGATAACGCAGCAACTTAACGGAGAAACAAAATGGCAACCAAAGGCGCAACCAGCAACCAAGTTACCCCAATCACCGAACAAGCTGCCCCAGTTGTTGAGCAAGCGGTTTTGAGCTTCCTCGACCAACTGACCACGCTTGCAACGCCAATTACTGACCTCTCGGAAGTTGCAGCTAAAAAAGACCCACTCGCGGGTGCGCGTACCAAGTTCGCTGCAAACTGCGATGAGGCAATCAAGCTGATCAAAGCTTCTGCGGACACTGCCAAGTTCTTCCGCAAGCTTCCAGACGGCTACCTGATCAATTTCCGCAACGGCAACCGCTCCATGGAATTGAATGGCGCTGCTTACTTCAAAGTGCCAAATGCAGTCGCGGCCATAAATCTGATCGAAGCTGCCAAGTCAGCAAGTGAAACCGGCGAACTGGACAAGGCCTTCCGAGATAGCGCAAGGGAGCCAAAAAAGCCGAAAGCTGAATCGGCACCAGCAGCCTAAAAGATTAATCGATTATCTGAGCAGCGGCGAAAGCCGCTGTTTTCGTTTGGCCAACAGAATGACGCTTGAAGTCACTCTTCTGTTGATGGCTTGTCAACATGGCGTTCCAATGTGGTATGGCAGCAGTTAAACCAACCGGGAACAGCAAAATGAACCAAGCACAAATCGACCAAGCAGTCTTCCGTGAATACATGGATTACATCGACACAGGCGCGACAGAAGCCGAAGCACTAATGCAGGTTGCAACTGCCAATGAGCTGACTTATGGCGATGTATACGATGCATTGTTGCGCGAAGGTTTGCATAACCCGTGCGGTTACTCGGATAGCTATTGCTAAATAGACCTGGCAGTTTGCTGTTGTGTAGGGCACTTGAGAAAGGGATTCCTCAAGTGCCCTTTTTCATGACTATCGCGACCTAAAGGCGACTTGAGAATAAATACCTGACACAACAGGAGTCCTTATGACAACCATCACCCTTATCAAGCAACTCAAACATCTACTCAACGGCGCATTGCAGCCTACTCGATTAAAACGCAAACCTAAACCATCAGACTGGTTGGTTGAACCAACTATTGCAGTGACTCAGCAACCTGCTGCGCCACAAGCCAAACACCAATCTGTTTCTCAACTTGCCTGCGCTAACGCATTGCAGCAACTCATGCAAGCCAACCAGCCAGGCCATCAAGGACACTGGTACAAGCTGCCTGATCGCTTTGATAGTTACAAGGAAAAGATCATGCCCAAGCTTCATGAGCAAGGCTATCTGTATTTCCGCGCAGCCAGCAGCAATGGATACCAGATGCACGAAGAATGGTGTCACGAGCATTGCGATGAGCCTACGTTGCCACATTGCGATGTCTGGCAGTTTGATACCCAGTACCCACGCGCATTCAAGAACGAAACCGATGCAACGATGTTTGCACTGACATTCGACACAATCGGGATCGAAACCAATAAATAACTCCGTAGTCTCCCCAAAACCTGAAAATGCCCGGCACACGCTGGGTATTTTTTTGGCCTTTACGCCACGTTTGATAACCTGGCACGCAGGCATTAAACTCGCGACCCCACACTCACGAGGCCACTGCCATGCTCCATTTTAGCGTATTTGAAGAAGCACAAAAAATCCGTGATCTACTAATCAGTAATCCTTCACAAGCTCCAATGTTATGCAATGACGACGATCTAAAGGCCTTACCATTCAAGCCAATCGATCTGGGTTTCTTCATCCTTCTAGTCCCAGGTAAAAAGAATAGCCTGACTGGTAGCTTCACCTACGTGGCAGATGAGCGTATGCGTGATCAAGCACGAGCATTCGTGACCAAGCATACTGTCCAGCAGTTAGACGAACGACTCTTGCTGGTCAGTACAGCCTGCACGTGGGATGTAGTGCCTAGTAAAGTCAGGGAAGCAATCGCATTGGGCTACGGTGCAATGGCTTTCACTACACCTGAACGATTGCAGATACTTGGTGAGAATCCGCAGCACATGAAATGAATAACTGACTGCCGTCGTATCCTGACACAGTTATTGATTTCTAGATACCACGGCAGCAGACTCCAGACATCTAAAAGGGAGGTTCAAATGATTAAACTCGCTTCAACGGCACTTGCAGTGCTGGTCGGTATCTGGGTTCGCATGGCATTCCTACCCGGTGATCTCACTAACAGTATTTCAATGAACGTCGCGGTTGGTTGCAGTATGGCTTGGCTGGCTGTCTTTGGCAGCTACTTCGCATGGAAGCTACTACTGATCATGATACGTCAACTGGGAGCCGCTTTGCGAGGTAAATGAAATTCAGGCGAGGCCAACACCAGTCAGAATTCAAGTCTTGCAAATGTAATTGAAAGCAGCTTCATAGGCCGACCCCGGTTCAAAATCGAATTGGGGCTTTTCAATGGAATCTCGCGAAGGTGCTAACGGTATTCCAATCACTTCCACTTCAGGGCCCACAAGGACTGTGTGCTTAAAGTATCTTGCCGAGGCACCTTGCATCGTGTGATGGACGCAGTCAAAATAAACCATCATTTGCGCTGATTGGTAAGTATCTCGCACAATATTATTGTGCTGCGGGGAAAGCCAATTGAACATAAACCAAGCTTTACGGACAGCCCCGCTACTGACCTTCGTTTTTTCCTGAACATAGACAAAGCCGCCGGGAAAGTCATTAGCACGTTCCCAACCTGGAGCAACATTGGCTGCATTGCCAGTCATAGGCGCCAGTGTGCAAGAGAGAGTCAATGCTGCCATAAGTGCTATCTTCATCAGCTATTTTCCTTTGGAGACTTAATTAGATTAGATGCCTTGCGCTGGTAGTTCGAACTGTATTTGAAGGACTTTTCGATTTGGATAAAGATCCTTCATCACGCCATTAATTTTCTCATGCTGACTCTTTAAGGAAACAAGGTCCTGGTCTACATGTGTGTAGATACTGGCAGTGATTTGTTTGAGCATGTGCGTTACGTCAGTGCCAAGAATTTTTTCTATTTCTGGCTCGGTTAAAGAATGGCCGACATTGACATTTGCTGTTGCCATCTTCGGAAATACCTCCTCTAATACGATTTTCGACCGGCTACTAATTAAGTCCATTGCGATGGCGAAACGCTGCGCCTCAAGCATAAGCTCGGCATAAACTTCAGGGCTATCAGACTGGAGCAGAAATTGCAATTCGTTCGCCTGGAAGGTATTCTCTCCGGTTGGGATGGTGGGATTAGCCATTACATTAAGCCACGCGTCCGCCTTCGCGCGATGAGGTTCAAGGACATTCTTTCGGTAATTCTCAAGGACGTTCCAGAGATTGAACAGTGTATAGATGGCACGATTAGAAGCGCCTATGTTCCGATCTTGCTCTTCTCTCTTTCGTCTTTGATTTTCAAGGTGAAAGGCAGCCCACGAACCAGCAAAAGCCGCTACCAAGGTCGAGAGTACGGCGAGGATGTCTTTGTATTCCATTAGCGGCTTTGTGACCTTATGTGGAGTTAAGAACGCGCAGCGCTTATGGCTAAACGTTTACGATTGCCATTACACGCGATGCCGATTTTAGGCTAGAGATCGAAAGCAGTGATCTCCTGATGTTCGAGCGGCATAGACGACAACCGCAACCGACACCTTGCATGACAATCGTACGGCATGCAATACATGAACAACATTAGTTGCATCGTCATTGCTTCACCAATGACGCTACGCGACCCACGTTGCTGCTGTGCAATAGTCACCAAACGTGTCGAGCATCGTTCAGCTACCCTGTGTCGAACTATGCCGTTTGACATGGCTGGTGACGTCTGGTGACGCCCTATGACGTGTTGCGCGTCCGCTAACCCTGCCGTAAGCTGTTCGGATAGCTGTGTTGTCGGTCAAACCGACATGTCCTTTGCGCATTATTTGCACACGACAGCCTGGCGTCATGTAAGTGCTTGATACCAAAGGCATTCTGGCGAGGTCAGTAATACTAAAGCTATTGCGCAGGTCAGAAGGCCGCACTGTCGAGTCACGTAAGCTCATGTTTCCTCTGATGTTCCTGCACTTATTCACACTTTGCAATCAGCCTGTGAATAACTCCCCAAACCTTGATCCCGAAAATGACATGCTGCCCTGCTTAGCTGCTAGGTGGTAGGTGGCATCAACCAAAAATTCGACTTACTTCAATTACTAGGCTTCGAATTCGCATGACGGTCACTGGACGGTAACTCGCTTTCGAAGTGTGCTCGCAACTCGGGAATCAGGGTGTGCATTCCAGGGTTGGTCACATACGAGTTGCGCCGGGTGTCAATAACGGACTGAAAATGTGTTATCAAATATCCTAGCTCGCCGTCACCGGCCTCAATCTCGATACGAATCTCAGAAGCAAGCTTACATGCATTCAGCCCATAATAAGCCAGTCGCTCCTCCTCAAGTTCATAAGCCTCGTCCAAGCCTGCCCATAGTTGAAATTGCGTTTCGATCCATGAATTGCACTGTTCAAAGCGATTTGTGAGAGACTTTAATTTGGCAACGAAAGGGATAGGGAGTGCTGTCCAGTCGGGTTCTGGGCTGAACTCGAATAAAATACTCGATAGTCCATCAAACACCGAGCTGTCATGCTCAGTACGATAACGTTCAATCCCAATTCCGATGTCATAATGCCGCTCATTGCATTGTCTCGCAAAGCCTTCGAGTTGGAGCACGAGCGCAAGGTACACATGACCGACTTTCTGAGCTTCCTTCGCCGCCTCCTTTTTACGTTCGCCCCATTTTGCATACGCATTCCAACCGACATTCACGACAGCGCTGATGACTGCACTGGACATGATGAGTGTAAGGGCACTGACGTCCTGTGATCCTGTTGCCATTCCTTTACGTTTCCCTCTTTTAAATGCTAGGCGAAGATCAACGTATTCCTGCGGTCGCGCAGATAGCTGCAACGACGCTTTTGGAATCCTTCAAACCAGCGGCTAGGTTGCCGTCATGTGCAGCCGACACATACGCGTCAATGTTGTTTACCGTTATTGTGCAGCCGTAACCAAAGTCATAGCGGCGGAGCTTATCCACTTTACTTTTCAACAGCTCTTGTGTTCCAGACTCTGCAATGGACATCAGTTCCTCCAAGTCACCAAGATGCTCAACCCTTGCAGATAGTTCCATCAAGAAACCTTCTGTGCTCGCTCTCAGCGTCGCATCGGAAGCCAACTTTAGGTTGTAGGCTTGCAATTTAGAGATTGCCTCGCTCAGTGCTTTTTTTTGCATTAAACGGTTCTCAGCATTGGCATTCGATGCAAAGCCCGCGCACACCAGCGCAAACGAAATAACAGCCACCAACTTTGCAGATGGAGAATCCAAATAATTGGGTAATTTATTCATCGGATCAGCCAGCTACTTTTGCGCTCGACAGGTCAGCACCAGATGCAACGAGTTCTTTCACCCATTTCGGCTGACGGCCACGACCAGACCATTCCTGTGCTGCATTGGCTGGGTTACGGAATTGCACTGCGACTTTGCTAGTGGGCTTACGGATTCCGGTTCCGATCAAATCTTTGAGAGGCATACCGAGTCGGTGAGCGATTGCGTAGATTTCATTGCGAGCAGCTTCAACATCTGCCTTCGCACGCTTCTTTTCTTCCTCCGTTACCCGCAACGACAAATCCCGCAATTCAGCCAAGCTCAGTTTCGACAAATCCATTTTGCAACCCTCCTAGTGAAATTAACCATAATGATGGCACACATTGGCCGCGACATACAAAGAAACGTCACGTTCTAAACTTAGGCGGTGGTTTGCCTGCTGCTGCACGATTTTTTATCAGCATCTTGCGCTTGTAAGCCTTCCAACTCTGCCCCATTCGACCATCATTCCTGCGTTTCCACTCACGTTCGGTTAGGTTCAGCATTGGCATCCATCTGGGACTAGGACCAACACTTGCGAAATGCATGGGACTGGCTATCTCGGCCTTCCAGCGGTCGATGATGTCCTGAAAGGGCAGTGACAGTTGATCCCAATAGCCAGATTTCCAAGCTGCTTCAAACGTCCTTAATAGCAGCAATTCCCGTTTTCGTGCTTCCTGTTCTCGTTCCCAGAAGCCTTCACTGAACAAGTCAGTTGGCAGACCCAGGTCACGTAATCTCGTCATGTTTTGCAACTGCACGCTGCGCAGTGCGCGTCTATCGCCTTCCTTCATAGGTTCCTCCTAAATAGCTCGTGGCTCCAGGTGAGCCGATGAGGTATTTACGTGGAAGACAGCAATAAACCGACCAAGGCGGTCGCGGAGATCAGCGCCGAAACGCTGACCAAGCTTGCAAGCAGAGAAGAAGACATTCGCCAAAGCGGATTGATCGACATTTTCGAACAGCACTTGCCAGCCATTCCAGCCGATTACGTGTTCAAGAACCGGGATCGCCAATTTGTCGCGGACGCACTCAATGTCGCGTTTGATCTGATTGGTGGCATACCGCGACTTGCGCAGTACGGCCATGAAAACCCGGGTGAGTTCTACAAGCTATACGCCCGTCTATTGCCGGAAGCGGAGAAGAAGGAGTCAGGTCCGGCAGTCGTGCAGGTATTCCACAACGTGCCTGCTTCCGCGCTAGACATGGGCGATGTGGTTGAAATGGATGATGACGAAGATGAGTAACGGCGTTCAAACCGTCCATCTTCCGTACGTTCCCCGCCCAGCATTCTTACCTTTCCACAATCGCAGCAAGCGCAAAACGGTAATCGTCGCCCATCGCCGCGCCGGTAAGACGTACAGCGTTATTCAGGACTTGGTTGCTCGTGCGCTCAACTTTCAGAAGAAGAACGGTAAGACCGGCAAGTTGTTCAGCAAACCCATCTTCGCCTATTTGTGTCCGTACAAGGGTCAGGCCAAGAAGGTTGCTTGGGAATACCTGATCGAGTTCACGAAGGCAATCCCCGGCATCAAGAAGAACGAGACTGAACTGTGGATTGAAATCCCAACGGTTACTGGCGACAAGGCACGCATCTTCCTCGCCGGCGCTGACAACCCAGATAACCTGCGTGGTCTGTACTTCGATGGCGTCGTGCTTGATGAGTACGGCGACATGAAGCCAGAGGTCTACAGCAAGGTCATCCGTCCCGCACTTTCCGACCGCTTTGGCTGGGTTGTGTTCATGGGCACGCCGAAGGGCAAGAACGACTTCTACAAGCGCTGGCAGCTCGCCCAGCAAAAGCCCCACGAATACTTTTCCATCTGCCTAAAGGCCAGCGACAGCGGCATTCTGGACCCTCGCGAAATCGAAGACATGAAGTCTGAGATGGAAGTTGAGGAATGGGAGCAAGAGCTTGAATGTTCATTCGACGCCGCGTTCCGTGGATCGTTCTACGGCAAGCACATTGCAGTCGCCCAATCACTGAACAGGTTCCGCAGTCTGATCGATAAGCAATGCCCATACGGGTATGTGGTTGATGAGCCTGTGTCACTTGCGATGGACTTGGGCCGCGCCGATGCGGCCGTAATCTGGTTCTGGCAAGTGATCAATGGCGAAGTGCGTTTCTTCGACTACTGGGAGCAAAGTGGGTTTGATGCCGAAGAGGTATGCGACATGCTCGCGCTCAAGCCGTACACCTATGAGGCTGTTTGGCTTCCGCATGATGCCAAGCACCGGACGTTTCAGACCAAGCAGTCTGTCATTGACACCTTCATGGCGCATGACCTGCCAGCACGCATTGCACCAGACCCGAATCTGGGCCGCCGCATCATGCACGGCATTGACGCGGTACGAAAATTCCTGCGACTCGGTAACTTCGCCATCGATTCCGACAGATGCCATCGCGGCATCGAGGCATTGAAAAATTACTCAAGAAAATTCAACCGTACCACCAACACGTTCGGCAGTGATGCCGACCACAACGAATGGTCACATGGTGCCGATGCCTTCCGCTATGCAGTGCTGTCAATCCGCGATGACGACATTGGCCGTTCAATCGAGCGACATCGTGATCGCCAATACCGCATTGAAAATCCCAATCAAGTAAATACCAGACGCATGACCTTTGACGAGGCGTTAGCTGATCGTGACCGCCAGCTTGCAGCCCGATCAAACAATTTAAGTCGAGCATACGACTGAGACATTAAGTGCGCGCAAGACGCACGGAGACCAGATGATCACCGATAACAACGAAAAAGAAGGGATGGATAGCGGCGTCAGCGAAGAGCCGTTCGACCACGATCCAGTCCTTGCGCAATACCAAAATGAAGGCGAGCAGGACAAGTGGCAAAAGGCATTAGAGGCATGCCGCAAGGAGCGCAAAAGCTTCAATGAGGAAGCGGTCAAATCGCTGAACCGCTACGGCGATGTGCGTAAGGATGGCTTCGCCAATTCCAAGATGTACAACATCTACTTCATGAACACGGACATCAAGCTTGCCGCCTTGTATGCGAAAACGCCGAAGCCCGACATCAAGCGCCGCAATGACGACAGCCAGGATGACGTGTCGCGTGTCGCTGCCTTGATCCTACAGCGCAATCTCAGCTACGAAATGGACAACTGCAATTTCGACGACACGTTCAAACAAGTGCTGTTCGATAACGTGGTAACGGGCATCGGCGTTAGCTGGCTGCGCCAGGAGCAGGAAGAACAGCAGCAGCCCGACCTTATCGACCACATGACCGGCATGTCGATGCCGCAACCAGCACTGGTAACGCATCAGGAAGCATGTACCGATTACGTGGCATGGGATGACTTCTTCTGGAGTCCCTGCAAAGTGTGGAGTATGTGCAGTTGGGTTGCACGTCGTATCCCGATGACCAAGCAAGCCATCAAGGCGCGCTTCGGCGATAAGGTCGATGACGCCATCATGAAGGAGATCACGTACAGCACCAAGTCGGAATCGCAGGACTCCAGCAAGGCGAAATTGAATCCGCAAAACCAGACGGAGCCGACCGCTGACGTATACGAAATCTGGGACAAGCAGCGCGAGTTGATCTTTTGGGTTACCGAGTCGTCGCCAGTGCCCTTGGACGTGCAGGAAGACACGACCAACTTTGACGGGTTCTATCCGACGCCGATGCCGCCGCTTGGTCGCTTCACTACGTCCAATACCATTCCTATCAGCGACTACCATCTGGTGAAAGGAAAGTATGCGGAACTGGACGAGTTGAACCAGCGCAGCACGGCATTGACGAAAGCCCTCGGTGTTCGATTTGTGTACGACGCCGCCAGCCCCGAAATAAAAGAGCTGTACACGAGCGTTGCGGAGAACTCCGGTATCGGCGTCAAGAACTGGGCGTCATTCGCAGGCGACAAAGGCGGTTTGGCTGGCAGCATCCAATTCGCACCGCTGGATCAGATCGCCAGCGCGTCAGCAATCGCAACACAGCAGATCGAGCGCATCAAGGCCCAGATTTACGAGGTTGAAGGCATCAGCGACATCATGCGCGGTCAAGCCACGCCGTATGAAACCGCCACAGCTACAACGGCAAAAAGCCAGCAATCGTTTGGCCGCTTTGCTGGTCGTCAGGCCGATGTCGCAACCTACGTGGCGAAGCTACTGCGCCTTAAAGCACACCTGATGTGCAAATTCCACGATCCAGCCTTATTGGCAAAACGCGCAATGCCACTGTCGCCAGCCGATCAGCAGTTCATCGGTCCTGCGCTACAGCTTCTGCAAGATGAGCTGATGAGCAGCTTCCTATTGAGTGTCAGCGTGGACAGCTTACAGCTCGATAACTGGAATACCGAAAAGGCAGAACGCAGCGCATCGCTTCAGGCGATTACTGGCCTGTTGGGTCAGATTCTTCCGGCTGTTCAGCATACGCCTGAGATCGCACCGTTCGGCCTTGAGATGATTAAGTGGGCTGTCAGCGGCTTCAAGGGCGCGCAGCCCGTTGAAGGCATGATCGATCAGACCCTACAGCAACTCATGCAAGCCAAACAGCCAGGTGCTCAAGGTCAGGGCGCACCTAAGCCGCCATCACCTGACGACGCGAAGGCACAAGCGATCACGCAAAAAGCGCAGATCGATTTGCAGATCTCGCAGATGCAAGAGCAGACCAAAATCCAAATCGCGCAGATGCAAGCCCAACTCAAGCAGCAGGAAATGCAATTGGCGCAGATGCAGAACGAACGCGACAGCCAATTACGTGAAACCCAAGTGCAGCTTCGCCAAGGCGAGTTGGCCGCGAAGGTCGCTCATGAACAAGCCGCAACGATCCTGACCCACTCGGCAGCGCTCATGAATTCCAAACCACCATTTACAGGCCAGTAAGCGATGCCCACTTACGTATCACGATGCCATACATGCGACGAATCGTATGACTACATTCGCAAGGTCGCCGACCGACACCAAACGCCTGAATGCTGCGGCAAGCCAACTGTAATGGGCCTAACGACACCAGCCATTGGCGCGATGACGTTCAGCGGACATAAGGGCTTTCACATGCCAGATGGGAAGCAGGGCGGCAAAGGCACTTGGATCGAATCTGGCAACGACTATAAGAAGTACCTGCGCGACAACAACAAGCTGCCAGCTCACGAAGCGGAGTCGGAAGCCAAAATCCAAAAGAAAAACATTGCAGCAGCCGATGACAAAAAACGCCGTGATGCAGTAATCAAAGTCGTGACGCAGCAAGCACCTTAAATAGGTTCGATCCACATAGTGTGGGTAAATAACAATAAGAGTGACATCATGGAAGACTCCAAAATCAACAGCGTAGAGCTGGAAGAAGGAATCACGACCAACGTCCCAGAAGTAGCAGAAATCGAAGTAGCTGCGCCGGAAGTCGTTGAGTCGCCTGAACCGAAAAATCTGCGCGATGCAGTGATGAAGGCATTTGAAAAAAACTCGGATAAAGAAATCATGGCGGAATCCGCAAGCGCAGAACCCGCGAAAGAAGTAGACCCGATTAGCGGTCGCGAAATCGAACCGATTCGCGCACCTAGCACCATGACGCCGACCTTGCGTGAGAAGTGGGGCACAGTCCCCCGTGAATACCAGAAATTCTGGGTTGATCGTGAACGCGACATGCAGGTAAAGCTTCAAGAGACTGCCGACCAACGCAAGCTGGCTAAAGACTTTCATCAGGCCGCCGAACCGTATCAAGATACGTTCCGCCAAAATGGCATTAGTGCGGTTGAGCATGCAAAGGACTTGTTCAGTATGTCTCACCAACTGCACACTGGCAATGCCCAACAAAAGGCACAAATCATTCACAAGCTAATGGTGCAGTTCCAGCCAGACGCGCAAACATTAAGTCATCTGTTTAATGGCGGGCAAGTCCAGCCGGTCCAATCGCCACAGCCAGCTCCCAGTGTTGATGAGTTGGTTAATCAGCGCCTTCAAGCCCGCGAGGCAGAGCAGCAGCAAGCCGCCATCCAAGCTTCCATTGATCAGTTCAAAGCTGATCCACGTTATGAATTCACCGACGACCTGGGCGAATTGATGGGTAAAGCGATTGAAGCTGGCTTTGTAAAGGGCGACGACTTCCCGACATTGTTCCGTAATGCATACGAATTCGCAGCGAACCAACATCCCGAAGTAAAGCAGATTCTAGCGAGTCGTGCCGCTGACTTGTCGGCTCAACCGACAACCGTTAAAGCGAAAGCAGTTCAAAGCGTCAAGCCTTCGCTTGCATCTAATGGCCGAGGCGGTCAGACGCAGCCGCGTCCAAAGAGTTTGCGCGAAGCCGCAGAACTGGCGTGGAATAAGCACACTGGCGAATAGAAGCCATTAGGCTAAATAGATAAAAATACAAACACACGAAGGGGATTGACCAATGACTGTTTCGCTTTTCTCTTTGACTGTGGCGCGAGGTGCCGAAGTGCCAGTTGTCGATCCTAGATTGACAACACACGTCGAATACTCATCGCGTGTCGAAAACCAAGACCAAGGTCCAGCCGAACAACCTGATCAAACTGCGGACACAAATGCTCTGGATGCGCATCCAGACAACGCGAGTGAAAGCGGCAAGGCAGATGTAACAGCAACCGTAGGTGATGAATAAAGACTCGATTAGAAACGGTCGCTTCGTCTACTAAGGACAATAAAAATGGCATTTCCAAATCTTAGTGACCTCGCGGCAACCACCATCGAATACCGTTCGAAGGACATCGCCGATAACGTCACACAACATAACGCCGCACTTCTGGCAATGAAGAAAAGTGGTGGCTTCGCCACCTTTGATGGTGGTACTTACATCAACGAAAACCTGTCGTTTGCGGAAAACGGCAACGGTGGTTCGTACAGTGGTTACGACACGCTGCCAACAGCAACCGCAGATGTGATCTCAGCAGCTCAATACACCTTCTCGCAGTACGCTGTTCCAGTGACCTTCTCCGGTCGTGAAACATTGATCAACAGCGGTAAGGAAGCATTGATCGACCTCGTTGAAGCTCGCGTCAAGGTAACTGAAGCAACTATGCAAAATCTGTTGAACCGACACTTCTATCTGGATGGTACGGGCAACAGCGGTAAGAACATCACCGGCCTGGCTGCTGCTATCCCGCTAGCTAACACCCTCGGCACCTACGGTGGTATCAGTCGCGTTACGTCAAGCTTCTGGCGCAATCAAAAGTACCAAGCATCGGTCGATGGTGGTGCGGTAGCGGCTACCGGCACTGCGTTGATCAACCAGTGGAACACTTTCATTCTGAGCATGACACGTGGCACTGATCGTCCGAAAATCATCTTGGCATCGCCAACCGTGTACTCCCTGTTCCAATCAGGTCTGCAAGTCATGCAGCGTGTTTCTGATTCGAGCATGGCTGACGCCGGTTTCGTGACAACTCAGTTCCAGAACATTCCGGTCGTTTTCGACACTAATGCTGCTGGTATTGGCGCGCAGTCTGCTTACTTCCTGAATACCGACTACATGAAATGGCGTACCCACAAAGATCGCAACATGATCGCTTTGGACGACAAGAATGCCGTCAATCAGGACAGCACTGTCAAGACCTTGGTATGGGCAGGTAACTTGACCATGAGTGGTCCGCAGTTCTCAGGGATTTATTCTAATACGTAATCCGCTTTGATCTCGTGAAAGGCTCCTCCGGGAGCCTTTTTTGTTGGCTGGGTAAATAGGAGAGCAGGGCAATGATGCTTTGATGTTTGCCACCAGATCGGAGAGCCGCGATAACAAGCGTTACTCGCTCCATCATGGCAGGAGAAATTAATGAATACAGATACCAACCTGAATGAAATCAACCTCGATGTAGCAATCGCCAATCAAGGCGGCATCAATCGATTCGCTGAAGAAGAAACACGCGGCGTTCGTGATCCACGAACTGGCCGACTGATGAAGCACACAGACTACGGCGACGACACGGGGCTGAACGTGAAATTCACCGTCGAATCGGTGTTTTCCAAGCGCGAGACGTATTTTGCTGGCGGCGTGCCCAAGTACATCGACATGGATTTCATCACGATCACGATACCGGGCAATCGCGATCTGATCGTACATGCGCCAGTGACCGACTTCTACGAATGGCGTTTTCCTTTGGAGTACGCGCAGTTTAAGCAAGGGCAAAGCGCGGTCGTGATGGGGACTCCATTGGACTTGTGGCCAGCTATGCAGCCGGCGCAAATCGCTGAGTTGAAGCATCACGGCATTCGTACGGTTGAACAGCTTGCCGACCTCTCGGACAGTTCAAGCGGCGTGTTGCGCGGCTTCTACGCCTGGAAGCACAAGGCCAAGCAGTTTTTGGAAGATGCGAAAGACAAGAATTCTACCGCTGTAGTGCGCGCCCAGATGGAAGAACAGGAAGCACGCCACAAGGCCGAACTCAAGGCGATGGAAGATCGCTTCGCTGCCATGTTGGCGCAAGCGCTCCCGAAAGAATCCAAGAAGGCAAAACCAAATGAAGACGGCATCCACTAAATAAGGATTTAACGAGGCGACACAACGACATGGTTCAGAAGACCCTTTTAGAGATCGCGAAGACGATCACCACTGAACTTGGATTTCCCGCACCGACAACTGTTGTGTCGTCTACCGATACCAACATCTTGAAGCTGCTTGGCATGATGCAAGCCACTTGCGATGACTTGCTTCGCGAGTACGATTGGCAGGTTTTACAGAAGAGCTACACATTTATCACGACTCCCGGAGTTGATAACTACGCGTTTCCAACCGACGAAGAGCGCTTCATCGGCAGTACGTTCTTTGACCAGAATAATCGCTGGCCAATGGTGGGGCCACTGACCGGGCCTGAGTGGGAGCAGGTCAAGGTTTCGCAGTTGGCTTCAAGCCCATTCACGCGCTATCGAATAATGAACAACCGGGTGTACCTGTATCCCGTGCCTGGATCGACGCCCTACACATTCGTCTACGAGTACATCAGCAATGCGTATTGCACCAGCAGCGCAGGCATTCCACAAAGCGCATTCCAGCAGGACAGCGACAAGATCGTTCTTGACCATCGTTGCGTGACCTATGGTGCGAAGCTGAAATGGCTCGCGAGTGTGAACATGGATACGACGGCTGCATTGGTCGATTACGCCCGCGCTTTGGAATACGCGAAAAGCACCGACACCGCGCCACGCCGCTTAAACATCGGCGGTGGCACTGGTGGCATTCCGTTGCTATCGACTGCCAACATTCCAGATACGGGCTTTGGTGCGTAATGGGAAAAACGTCATTCACGCCGCAACAGCGCAGCGCGCAGAACGTGCAGATGCCCGCCCCATTCCGAGGCATCAACACGCTCGATCCCTTGCAGTCCATGGACCCCAGCTACGGCTTAAGCATCCAGAATTTCGTCGCTACTAATCAGGGCTTGGCTGTACGACCTGGCTATCGCAAATGGGCGACTGGTTTACCGGGAACGGTTACTAGTCTGCTCACGTATCACGGACGTTTCAACGGTGCCAGCAGGTTGTTTGCATGCAGTGGTAGTGGCATCTACGACGTGACCAGCGGCGGCGTCGTGGGTGCGCCGGTGGTGTCTGGCCTCAGCGCAACGAACAGCTACTGGCAAAGCGTCGTGCAGACGTACACGCAGGCATCAGCGAGCATCCTGATTGCAGTTAATGGCGCCGATGCACCGCGCCTGTATGACGGCTCCGTTTGGAAGACATGCACTCAGGTCGCAAGTCCAGCGGGTGTCGGCCAGTTCGCGGCAGCCGACGCCAATTCCAATCCAGTCAGCATCAGCAATTTCGTCGATGTCTTGCTGCATCAGCAGCGGCTGTGGTTTGTTGCGAACAATACGACTGTCGGCTACTACTGCGACATCGGTCAAGTCGGCGGGGCATTGCATCCGTTGGACTTCGGCCCATTCTTCCCTAACGGCGGCAAGTTGCAAAAGCTCGCAACGTGGACGATGGATAGCGGTGGATCGAGTGGCACGCAGGCGATGCTGGTCGGCGTTTCCGACAGGGGCGATGTCGTTGTTTTCCAAGGCACGAATCCAAGCGATGCAACGGCATGGACGATGATCGGCCAATACAAAATCGGTTCGCCAGTTGGCCGACGTTGCACTACACAGTATGAAGGCGATTTGCTCATCTTGACTCAAGATGGCTTGAACCCGATGAGCAAATACCTGCAAAGCGCACGCGTCGAAAGCTCATCGGCGCTCACGTACAAAATTTCACCGACCATCAGCAATCTGGTTGCTTCGCTTTCCAATACTCCGGGCTTTGAAGCATCGGTGTATCCAGGTGTGAACGTGATGCTGTTGAACATTCCGCAAAGCCTGCAAGCTAATAATTTCCAGTTCTGCTTCAACACCATCACTCAGGGCTGGACTCAATTTACGGGCTGGCCTGCACAGTGCTACGGCCTATTCAACGACGCCTTCTACTTCGGTGGTACGGGCTTCGTAGCACTTGCGTTCATCGGCTATCAGGACGGAGCCGACATCAATGGGGCAGGGGGCAACAACATCATCGCCACGGCCATGACCGCGTTCAGCTCCATGGATGCAGCCTTCGGCAGTGGCGTCGTCAAGCACGTCAAGCAGGTCAAGCCGTTTCTGGTCACTGGCAGCTCAAGTCCGAACGTCTATGTGGGCGTTAACACGGACTTCGATCTGACTCCGATCATTGGCAGTGCGACCGTCAATCCGGCCACAGGTGCAGTCTGGGATACCGCTAGATGGGATGACCCAAACACCACATGGGTAGGCAACCTCACTACTGTGAACCGTTGGACGGGTGTCTCGTCGTTCCCAGGTACGTATGTGGCGGTTACGGTATCCGTCAGTGCGACCGCCGACACTCTTTGGAGCGCGACAGATTTGCTAGTCGCGCCGGGTGGCCCCTTTGCCTAAGCACGTGATCATTACCGACCAGCGGCACGCGCCGTTGTTCCTGAAATGGATGCAGGAGCGCATTGGCTGCATCGGGGATTTTAATGCGAGCGATTGCAGGACGATCGCGCACTTGATCATGCACGAGGATCGCGCACCAGAAATCCTCGCTGTCGTTGCCATCAACCGATGGAGCCCCTTCGCATGCGAGGGGAACATTGCAAGCAATGGCTCGCGTCGATGGCTTACCCGCGACTTCGCGTTCACGGTTTACGACTTCGTTTTCCGCCATGCAGGCAGGACCCGTTTCAACTTTACGGTGTCGGTAGATAACACGGCAGCAATCACCATGCACGAAAAATTAGGTCATGTCTACGCTGCGCGTCTGGAAGATGCGTTTGGCGAAAGCAAGGATGCGTTGATCTATGGATTGACGCGAAAACAATGGTTGACAGGCCCATGGTCAAAGCCTTCAAAACATCAGGAAAAATGAAATGGGCCAAGGCACATCAACACCACCAGAACCGGCAGCACCAGCAACGGCTGCAAAAAGTACGTCGGCATTGAACGACAACCAAATGAAGGCGATAACGATGATCTTGTCGCAGTTGGGTAAAGGCGGCGGCGCAATGCCAGTCGGGTCGCAGCAGCAAGCCCGACCAGCAATGCAGACGCAAACGGTGCAAGGCGGCACGATGTTCAATCCGAGTCAGCAGCGGTAATTCATTTGTCGGCGACGACAGGAAGGAGTGGCATCACCCACTAAATAGCAACTGAACACACATTATGGAAGGACGCACAGATGTCCAAAGGATCAGCACCACCAGCACCGGATTACACAGGTGCAGCGCAAGCGACTGCCGCAGGCAACGCACAGAATTTAGCCGCCCAAACGGCAGCTAACCGTCCCGACCAATACACACCTTGGGGTTCATCCACCTGGACAAGTACCAAAAATGCTGACGGAACTGATAAGTGGACGCAGAACTTATCATTGACGCCGCAAGAACAAGCGGCTTTGAACTCGCAGCAGCAAATTCAGCAAAACCAGTCGTCATTGGCTACGACCCTACAGCATCAAGTTGCTAACCAGATGGCGAACGGCTACAAGCCGCCTGACATGTCTTCCTATTTGGGTGGTGTAGGTGGAGTCAATAGCAATTTCCAAAACTTCAATCCGCCTTCTGGTCAGGTAAAAACCGATCCGAGCGCGTACACGGCGGCATCAGGGAACGTCAATCTGAATGCGCCCAAGTATGATCAGGCGACAGCGGATGCAGGAACCCAAGCAGCCTACAAGGCAGCGACTGGCTTGCTTACCGATGGATGGCAGCAAGACCAAAACAATCTCGATTCCAAACTGCGTATGCAGGGTCTTACGCCGGGAACCGAAGCGTACAACAACGCGATGCAGAACACGTTGCGCGTTCAAGGCCAGCAGCAAGACCAGTTGGCGAATCAAGCTGTCGTTACCGGCAATCAGCTCGCTAACAACAATTACGCGTCAGCGCTGGCTGGCTATCAGGCGGGCAACTCGGCACAAAATCAAGCCTACTCGCAAGGACTGAGCAGCTTCGATGCAGCCAATGCGGCAAATGGTCAAGCCTACAGTCAGGCACTTGGGACATACGGCGTAAACCAGCAAGCTATTCAAAACAGCAATGCTGCCCAGCAGCAGTCCTATTCCCAGGCGATGCAGAAATACCAAACTGCTTACGCAAATGCATACCAGGACTACTTGCAGCCGTTGAACAGCATGAATGCTGTGATGTCTGGACAGCAGGTTAACGCGCCAACGATGCCTGGCTTTGCGTCGTCGGGTTACTCGCCCGGTGCGGATTATTCGGGAGCAGCCAGCGCGACAGGACAATACAACTCTGGTGTCGCTGCACAAAACAGTGCGAATGCGAGTTCGACCATGGGTGGCGTGGGCGCGCTGGCGATGGCGGCGGCGGTCGCATTCTAATGGCAAACGTGGACTTCAACTTCGTGATCGATGCCCATAAGCGCATCGCTGTTCAGTTCAGCGGTGGCCGCGATAGCTTGGCTTTGCTGCTTGCCTTGCGCCCGTATTGGGATCGCATCACGGTCTACTACACGAACAGCGGCGACGCGTATCCAGAAACCCAAGCACTCATCGACGCGGTGAAAAACGTCGTGCCGCACTTCGTTGAAATTATGGGGCGCGTTAACGAGGTTCATGAGCAGATGGGCTGGCCCAGTGATGTCATGCAGCCGGGTACTGGCTTTCAGTTTGCCCGCGAAGACATTGACGGCTATGTGCCGCTGATCGACCGCCACAACTGCTGCTACCACTCGATTATGGTTCCCATGCACGAGCGCATGAAAGCTGACGGCATCACGTTGCTGATGCGCGGACAGCGTGATCAAGATAGCACCAAAAGCCATGTCGTGAATGGATCGGTAATCGAAGGCATCCAACTGCTATTTCCGATAGCCCATTGGACAACGGCAGATGTCGAAAAGTGCATAGTGGATCACGGCATTCCGCTGCCGCCGTTCTATGCCGCAGGTATGACATCCACGCCCGACTGTATGCGCTGCACGGCATGGCTTGAACACGGTGCCCATAAATACCTTGCAGTGAACCATCCAGAAGTTGCGTCCGAAGTGAATGCGCGTCTGATAAAAATAAGAGTGGTCGTTGAGCCGTTTATTCGTCGTCTCAATGTAGCACAGGAGACATTGAATGACAAATAACTGGTTCGGCGGTTCCTCTACGCCATCTGATCCGAGTACGTTTAATTACGACGTTGAAGCGCAAAAGTTGGCGCGACAGCGGCAAGCTGCTCAGGCATTACAGGCATTGGGCGCGCAGTCCAATCAAGGGCAGTTCATCAAGAGCGGCGACTTTACTGGCTTCGCAGCTGGCAATACGGTTGGCTCCACACTTGCCCGTATCCTCGCAGGTGCTCTCAGTGTTAAGGCAAATGACGCAGCCGACGATAAGCAAAAACAACTCACGCAGGATTCGCAAGATGCATTGACCTGGGCAATGGACCCCAAGAACTCGCCAGCCGGTCAACGTGCTGCCGCAGAACAGACGCAAAGAGAAGCAGATGCAGAGCTTCAACGCGAAGCGAATCGCACGCTTCAAGGCGGCGAGCGTATCGACCCGAATGCGGATCAATCACCTGATGTGCAGACCTTTGCAGTCGATACGCCGAGCACCACCATTATTCCACTAGCAAAGGCAGCAGCTACGGCGCTTGGATCGAAAACAGGTGCCGGGGCAGGTGCAGCGATGCCTGCCGCGAATGTGCCGACAGGGCCAGCGCAAACAGTTACAGGTGGGCCGCAAAGTTTCGGATCAGGCAGCGGCTTGTCGCGCAAGCTTGGCCCATCGACTAATCTGCCGACAGGTGCTAGTGGTGGCCTAAGCCCAGACGACATTGCGACTGCTGCAAAATTATTCGGTGGCGGTTCGCCATCGCCAGCTCCGGCACCAGCACCAGTAGGCAATGTGCGTGGCACGTCACAGAACGTCACCAGTGCGATTACACCAGTCCCTTCAGCTCCTATTCAAGCTCCGATGCCCGCGCAAAGCCAAGCGTCTATGCCGCAGCCGCAAATGGCAGCACCACCAGCGCCACAGCCCCAGCAGGAGCCAACAGCTCCAATCGGTGATCCACGTTCCATGATTGATCAGGCTGTCGCCAATGCGCAGCCGACACAAGCTGACCAGATCGCGCAACTACAAGCCATTGCCCGCACTGGTCCGATGGGTCAGCAGATGGCAACGGCACAAATGAATGCAATGTTCGGCAGCAAAGTTGGCCGCTACAAAACGACTGTCATGGCTGATCCGGTTAACGGCGGCTTTATTCAAGTCACGGAAGATTCAGCAACTGGCGCAACGCAGCATCAGCGCATTGGTGGTGGTGGCGACAAGATCGTTACAGGGCAAACCACAGACGAACGCGGCAATCGCCTGAACGTACACAAAGACGGCAGCACATCAGCAATGCTCGATGGCAGCGGCAAGCCGGTCGTTGATTCCAGCGTCGTTGCCCGCAATGACGAGCAGACAGCGAAGATCGGCGCCGCCGTTCAGTCGAATGCAAATGCGTTGGCAGCAATTGATACGGCCTTGGCGCGAAACAAGCGAATCGAGGAACTATACGACTCGACAGAGACAGGCGTAGTGGCGGGCCATCTGCCTAACTGGACACCGGGCCGTCAAGAGCTAAACGCATTGCTTGCGCAGGACTTGTTCTCCGAAACGCGGAATGCATTAGCGGGTGCCGGTGATGCTGGCGGCGCTCCACGTATGGCCCAAAGCGAGTTTCAGTACATGCGCGATAACGGCGGCTTGAAGCAGACAACCGACGCGAAGGCGGCGAAGAACATTATCGCCAGCATGAACGAGCAGTTGCTTAGACAAAAGCAGGCATTGCAGGATCACGCGGCAAGATTGCAGACCACGGCTCCAGGTGCGGCGGCTGCTGTTCCGGGTCGCGGCCAACAAGTTAGCGCCGCACAATACGGGTTCAAATAATGGCTGACCTACTCATCAACAATCCGAACTGGCAGCAGTTCGCAGGCGGGCTTGAACAGGATCGCGGATTGCGACCGGGCTTGCTCGCTGGCGTCTTGAAAAACGAGACGGCGGGCGGTCATCCAGATGTGGTTGGCCGTACATCGTCCGCGGGCGCGCAGGGTGCATTCCAGTTCATGCCCAGCACTGCAAAACAGTACAACGTCAATGTCCTCGATACAGCAGATTCAACTCGTGGTGCTGCCGACTACCTGGGCGACTTATCGAAGAAGTACGGTGATCCCTTGCTTGCTGGTGCTGCTTACAACTGGGGGCCGGGTAACGTGGATAAAGCCATCAAGGCGGCTGCGGGCGCGGGTCTTCCCACCGACGCGCTGTCGCTTGCCAATCACGGCTTCCTACCGAAAGAAACGTCCGCGTATGTTGCGAAGCTGGCCGGTCATTTGGATACATCGTCGTCCGTTCAGCCGTTTAGCCCCGACGTAGTGGCATCGACTCAAAATGCAGTCGTGGGCATGATTCAAAGTGGCGCATCGCCGCAAGCAGTCGTGCAATCACTTGCGAAGTCGCCTGTGTCGTCCATGATCCAGCACATGACATCGAGCGGCATGTCGGCAGACGACATCGTGCAGCAAGTCGGCGGTTCGCCATTGGCGCAGTACCAAGCAGCTCGACAGAAGGTAAATGAGCAAGGCTTCGCGACGAACCTTGCGCAAGGCGCGGGCAATGCCGTTTCTGACATTGGTAGCGGTGTTCGCCAATTGGCAAATCGCGTTACTGGCGACGATGCCACGCTCAAGCAGTTACAAGCACAACAGGCCAAGGCCGAAGCCGATCCAATGCGCCAGGCACTCGGCAATACAGCAGGCGGTCAGATCGGTAATGTGGGCGTCAAGGCATTGCCGTACGTCGCTGCTGGCGTGCTTGCTCCCGAAGGATTGATTCCGGCCTTGATAGCAAACGGCGCTGCCGGTGCTGCGTCGGGTGCATTGACGCCGACAACTGGCGACGGTCAGATTTTGAAGAACATCGCTACGGAAGGCGCACTTGGCGCAGTCGGCGGTGGCGTCGGTTACGGGGCAGGGAAGGGCTTGGCTGCTATCGCTGGTAAGGCGCTAGGTGGTGATGCCGCTGCAACTGCTCGACTCGCTGACGCACAAGCGCAGGGACTGCCGACCACTGTCGCGGGCGTCAATGGCCCGAATGGCTTCTGGCGCAACATCGCGGATTCGATGCCGACATCAAAGGCCGTAATCAGTAGTCAGGCAGACGGCGAAGCTGCAATCGCGGGCAAGGTCGCGGAAGGCATGGGACTAAAGAACTATGCGGGACCAATCGATACCAACATGCTGAATGCTGCGCGTCCCGGCATCAAGCAGGCATTGGACGACGCCACGAACGTGCAAATCCTGTTGCCGCAGTCGATGAAAGCTGACCTTCAAGCACTCGTGAAGCAGGGCACGAATCCACTCACGGAAGGTATCGCTAATAACAACGTCGTGCATACCGCAATCGGAAATCTCACCAAAGCCATCGACGCCGGAACGCCGGTCGCTGGTGCTGATGTGCAGGGACTAGCAAGCGAGCTGAAAAGCGTTCTGTACAGCCAAGGCACGACGCATGGCGAGAAGCAGTTGGCCGGACAGGTCATCGACAAGATCAACAATGCGCTGACCAGCAACATGACGCCTGAACAGCAGAGCGCTTTCAAGGCCGCGAACGATCAGTATCGCAGTCTGCTTGCCGTACAGAAGATGGTCAAGGCCAGCAACGATACTGGCATCGTCACTCCGCGCCAAATGCTGCAAGCAGCAAAGACAGGTTCGTTCAGCAATGCATTCCTTAAAGGCGATGCGCCGTATCAAGACCTCGCGGGCGTTGCGGCCGATTTGTACGGCCCATCAGGCGGGCACGGATTGGGTTCGATTATCGGCAAAGCTGTTGGCGGTCATGGACTCGACACGGCAGCGGTGCTCGTGCATCCAAGTCCGGTAACGCTCGCGGGCGTAGGTGCTAAGCAGCTTGTGTCAAGTCTGTTGGCCAGGGCAGCAACTTCGCAGAACCCGACCATGATCCGTATGCTGACGGGTGCCGGTGGTAAACCACTCGATCCTGTATTGGCAAGCGTGATCGCGAAAGCATTAGGCGCGACTACGGCAGGAAGCGCAGGTTCGCTTGGCGAATAGCAGGGTAAATAACGATAGCGGCATGAGCCGCAAAGAATAATAAGAGGGTCAACCCCATGTCATACAACGGTTCCGGGACCTATGTTCCGCCTGCTGGTCAACCAGTAGCAACAGGCACTGTCATCCAGTCTGCCACGTTCAATACGCTCGTGACAGACATCGGCAATACGTTCAATAACGTGCTGCCACGCGACGGCCAAGCGTCAATGTCTGGTCAGCTTAAGCTCATAGACGGCACCAGCAGTGTGCCGGGTATCGCGTTCAACAGCGAAGCATCGTCAGGCATTTTTCGTCCCGCATCTGGAATGCTGGCACTGGTTGCTTCGGGTGTGGAGAACCTGCGTATCAACAGTTCGGGCCGTGTGCTGATTGGCACTACGACAGACGACGGCACCAACAAGCTACAGGTCAACGGCCCCACCAAGATAATCGGAGCTTTAACTGCAAATGGCATCGTTACCGTGAACGGTAATACAATCGAGCTAGGCCCGAGCACTGCTGGCTCCACGCTAATTGATTTTCACTCTTCCGGCACAGGCAACGACTATGACGCCCGTATCCTGGTGGTCGGCGGCTCTGCTACAGTGGGTCAAGGTTCCATGCAGATTACGGCTACATCCGTTGGGATGAGCGGGCAGCTTACCAATACCCAGAGCGGCAATCCTACAACTGCTACCGCAGCTATCACCACCAGTGGCTCATTCGGCGGCGGCTACAAAATGATCGATGGTGCCACGCAGTCTATGCAATGGATGCAGGCTGGCACGGTGGCATGGGGGTTTGGTAGCGGGGGCGTTATCAATACAGCAATGTCCTTGACCAGTGGTGGCGTATTAACCGCCACTTCGTTCAACGGCGCAGCTACATCGGCACCAGTGGTTTCGGCCTTGCCTAACTACACCTGGAATGCTGCAACGTTGCCAGCTTCTTACCCGCTTGGTATTCAGTCGAGTTTTGTTCAAGGTATCGACGGTTGGCCTAACTACGGCTCCGTGATGACGATGAAGACCATTTCGAGTAGTGGTGGCAGCTTGCAGATGTACGTTCCGTATTCGCCAGTCAATGGCGGCGTCAGCATGAAAGTCCGTTTCGGTAACTTCGACGTAAGCAGCGGTAATTCATGGACCGGCTGGAAGACTGTACTTGCCGACGACAACTTTGCTAGTTACGCATTGCCCCTCACCGGTGGCAATCTGTCCGGGGCGCTATCGTTGAATAATGGCACACCCATCCGAATGAAAGACGCAGGTGGAAATCCACGCGACGTCGTATGGGTTGCTAATGATAACTGGCTGAACTACTTTGGCTTTGCGGCGGGCACGCGCTGGTGGAACTCAGGCAACACCACCATACTTGCCGTACTGTCCGATGCCGGTGCATTCTCAGCAGTCACCGTGTCGCAGTTCTCCGACGAGCGTAAGAAGACGAATTGGAAGCCGTTGACGAACGCCCAGCTTGACGCCCTGGCAGACATGAAGCTGGCTGGCACCTTTGACTGGATCGATGGCACTGGTCCGTCAGTTGGTGGTTCCGCGCAGGAGATTCTGGCCATTGTTCCAGAAGCGGTACATGTATCAGATGATGATGCGCGCAGCTTGACCGTGAACTATGGTGGCTTGAACTTCGCCATCCTTCAGGCAATGCTGCTCCGTCAGAAGGGGGCTGTATGACCCTTCAAGCAAGTGGCAACATCAGCCTCACCGATGTAATGAATGAGATTCGCCTAGTCAATCCGGGCCGTGCTTACCCGATAAGCCTTGGCGATGCCGACGTGCGTGCGCTGGCCGGTGTGCCGTCCGGCGCTATCGGCCTGTCCAATCTGTACGGAAAAAGCTCCTACATTCCCATGAATGTGACGGGTCACAGTGACAGTTGGGGTGCAAGCTCGGCGAGTGGGGGCACGGTGACCTGCCATCCAAGCGTATCCGTCACCAACGGTAGCGGCGGCTACACTTACGCGTGGTCATTTACCAGCAATCCTAATAGCTGCGGGCTGGGCGCATCAACGAGTGCTGCCTGCAACGTCTCGCACAGCTACACCACGAACGCCAATGGCGGCGCCACTGCTACGCTTCAATGCATCGTGAACGACAACACCGGGCACAGCGTCACTGCTACGGGCATCACCGCCGCCTTGGATTGGTCCAACTAACAGGTAATAGGCAATGGACTTTTTCAAACACATCATCACTGGCATCGACAATCAGACTGTCGATGTCGCCCGCGTACTCTGGATCATAGGCGCGCTGTCGTTCCTTGGCTTATCGGCTTACGACACCTACAAGTCAGGGCATTTCGACATGGCTAACTTCGCACTCGGGTATACGGGCTTGCTGACTGGTGGTGCGGCGAGCGTGCGGATCAAAGCAATCACGGAGCCTGACCCCAAATGAGCAATGAAGTAATAGCAGCAGTTAAACATACCCTAGACGTTATCGCAGCGAGTGTGACCGTGCTTACAATCATCAAGGTCTTACCAGCGATCACGGCTGGTCTTGCGGCAATCTGGTATGTGATGGGGCTGTATGAAAAGATTACAGGTCGGGCTTTCAGCGAGTCCCGTTTCGCTCGATTCCTGACCGGCAGGTAAAAGGCAGCTCATGGCTGAATAGGTCGGGGCTTTTTTACGTCTGTAGATTTTGCATCTGGCCGATCCGTGCCGCATAGGCTCTGGCTTTCCCATCGAGGAAATCGCTCTCCTGTACCACTACACGCGAAATCCCCGATTATCAGGTATTTCATGCGCTGCTCGCGGCGCGTTCATACTCTCAGTGTTTATCAACCATCTTCTGGGAAATAGCGTAGCGACCTAATCAATTACGGCTTCTGGTGTTTGATTTTCTTCCAGGTGGCGAGCCGGGACGTAGCGAAGCGAAGTAAGGCCGCTGGAACGAAGTGACTTCTGGGTTTTGAAAAGGAAATTGGCTTCGGCGAAAGCGACTTCAATGCCAGGTAACTGAGCGGCAGCGAAGTTCGGCATTGAAGTCCCTCGACACCTGGAGCGAAGCGAACAGGTGTTGAGTGTCATTGATTACGAAGGAATCGCCAAGAATCGCCAAGAATTCTGTTGAGAGAAATAGCTAGTAGCGAAGCGAAATAAGAATAACGTCGAGGGTGTAAATAATATTGTGTAAACGGTCATTTGGCAGGAAACTGCCAGCTCAAGGAGAAATGATGACCGTTGTAAAGCGTAATAAGCGGGCCAAGCCCGATCCAGAACTGCTCAAATTGGCC